TAGAAATTATCAATTAACTTCAAAGAATTTTTCCATTCACTTTCTAAAATAACATTTGTATTTTCAAGACACAAAACTTTATATTGACCATCTGAATCCCACATATCGTCAACTAAGTTTGGTTCATTTTCAAAAATAGTTACTGATCCATCTTTGTCTTGTGCTATCCAATTCCAAGAATCTTCTACTTCAAATTCTAATTTAATAACTCTCTTGTTCTCTGATTTCATTTGACCTCATTGTTGTATAATTATTAGAACTTTCATCATAAGAGTCAAACATTCCATCTTCAAAATCTTCAAGATCTTCCATAGATCCATTTCTAACAATAGCATTAAGTTGTTTCATTGGAACTCTTTGCTTTTTATGAAAATGTCTTTTATCTACTTTGGACTTTGGCATTTCTTTTCATCCTTTTTAAATTATATTTACGTTTTTTTAACGCTTGTTTTAGTTTATAATCCGAAACATCACTAAAAAATTCTTTACCTTGCATATGATCCATCTCATGCTGAAATATTTTAGAAGATAAACCATTAAATACAGAACCTTTGGTAGATCCATCTTTTACTTCAAATTCACATTTAATTGACTCTGCCCGTGTTATAGCAATTATAAGTCCAGGATAAGACAAACAACCTTCTTGTACATAAGTTGTTTCTTCACTGTATTCAGTTATCCAAGGATTGAAAACAACAATTGGTTTATTATCCCAATACATTGCAAAAACTGATAAAGGTATCCCGACTTGATTTGCAGAAAGGCCAACACCGTTATGTTTAATCATACTTTCAACTAAATCTTTTTCAAGTTCTTCAGGATCTATTTGTGGATTATCCCAATTAAAAGAAGCAGGGGTTTCTAATAATATGTCAGACGTTTCTTCAACTAATGGTAGGACGCTCATGATGTACTATTTGGCTAAAATAATTTTTCTTTTCAAATTTAATAACACTTCTAAATTTATCATATAGAACTTCGCCTTTATGACTTATCACAAAAGTATTAATATTTTTATCTAAAGAATTTATTAACTTTAAAAATTCTTCAGTTCCATTACTGTCTAATGATGAATCAAATACTTCATCAAGAATCAGAAGATTTGTATTCATACTATTTTTAATTTTAGCAACTTGTCTCCAAGAGAAAAGTAATGCTAAATCAATTCTCATCTTTTCACCTTCACTAAAAGATGAGTAACTAAAGTCATCTCTATACCTAGATTTTATTGTCTCATTAAAATTTTCATCTAATTCAAATGAAACATAAAAATCTAATGCAGAAAGATTTCTCTGAATACATTTATTTATAATAGGAAGATAGGTTTTTATAATACGAGATTTAATTCCACTATCTTTTAATATTGAACTAGCTACATTATGTATCTCCTTTGTTTTATATTCATCTTTAAGTAGTGATTCTAATCTTGCGAGTTTATCTCTGTAAACTTCTAGCTGTTCATTTTCTTCGTCTATCTTACCAACTTCAGAGAGTTCTGATAATTCTGTTTTAATTTTTTCTATATATTTTTGCAATGCTGATATTGATTGCAGATTTTTATTAATTTCTAATTGTACATCATTAATTTGACTTTGATGTTCAGCTATATCATTTAAAGATTGTTCTGTATCTGAAATCTCTTTCCACAATTCTTCTAAACCAGATGTTTGTTCTTTTACCCTAGACTGTTTATCTTTAATTTGTTCTTCTCTAAAAACTTCATCTATTGCTTGTTTACAAGTTGGACAGTCTGAATTTTCTTCATAAAAATGAATCTCATGTTCTTTTGATTTTATACTATCTTGTACTTTATCTTTTAACTTATCTAACTTCTTTTTTCTGCTTTCTACTTTTTGTACATCACCCATAAGACTAAGTGTAAATTGCACTTCTTCTTGATGTTTATCATTTAAGTTTACATACTCTTGAATTTGATCTTCTGATTCTTTTATTTTTTGTTCATTATCTTTGACTAATTTTTGATTATCTTGTTTCAAAGAATCAATATAATTATTTTGTACTTCAATTGAATGTTCTACTTTTTGTTTGTCAAAATCAAGATCATCTATATTGTTTTTATTTTCACTTACTCTATCTTTTAAGATAGTATTCATTTTACTGAATATCTGTATGTCCAATAGATCTTCAATGATAGTTCTTCTATCTTTGTCTTTTAATTGCATAAAAGGAACAAATGTAGAACTACCCAATATAACAACTTGTGTAAATGATTTATAATTAAATTGTAATATTGTTTTTTCTAGAAATTCTTGATAGTCTCTTGAATGAGAATCTTGATTAAGTAATTTTTGATTACACTTAATTTCAAATATATTAGGTTTGATTCCTCTAGATACCTCATAAAAATTATTACCAATAGAAAATTCAATTTCAACTAACGCTCCCTTTTCATTTATTGTATTAATGAGTTGAGGTTTGTTTATGTTTCTAAATGGCTTTCCAAACAAAGAAAAACATAGTGCATCAAGTATGGTTGATTTACCCGCACCATTTTCACCTATTATTAATGTTGTTGGAGATCTATCTAAAAATACTTCAACTGGATTATTTCCAGTTGATAAAAAATTTGTCCACTTAATTTTTTTAAAGTGTATCAATTATCCTCATTTAATAATTGTGGTTTTGGTTGAAATTTTTCATTTCTTTTTTTAAGAACATAATCTAAATGATCTCTAATAATAATATTCACCATTTTATTAAAGGTAATGTCTCGCTCATGTGCTTTTCTAGCAATTTTTAAAAATGTATCATCTTCCATCTCAACTGGAACAGATACCCACGGTTCTTCATCTTTATTAGGATCAGTATGTGCATCTCTTTCATCTCTTAACATTTGATCTCTATTATAGTCTGCCATCATTACTCCAAGTTAAATTCAGTTTGTAATGATTCATTATACAAGTCTTTCATCAAAAAGTCAAGTTTTTCTTTATTAACATCTGTTTCCAAGGCCTCAATGTACTTTGAGACTATTGACATTGTATCTTCTGCTGCTTGTATTTCATCCATGTCTTCTTCCATAAAAATATCAGCAAGATTGTCTACCACCATTACATTTATTGGATCATGTTCTTCTATTTTTTGCACTAGTCTTTCCAATAGATATGAATCATTTTTCTTTTCTACCACAACTTTCACATAACAATCTTTATATTCTGAATAATCTTGATTGACAATATCTGTGAAATCTTTATTTTCATCATTATAATATACTTTTTTATAAATGACATTTTCATTTGGAATAAACTCCAATTCTCTTTTTTCAGTATCAAAAATATGAAATCCTTTTTTATCTGCATAGTCTTGCCATGTCAATTCATAAGGAGTACCAAGATAATAAACATTTCCATTATCAGATTTATGATGAAAATGTCCACTCAATACAGTATCAAATTTTTTAAAAATATCTGTATCCATACCACTATTACAATAAGCACCTCTGTGCATTTCAAAACCATTAATTTCAAAATGACCAAACATAATAGATGATTTACTTTGATTCATTGAATCTAAACACAACTGATAGTTTTCAGAATTAATCCACGGCATGAATAGAATATTTAAACCATCAAATTCCATTTCCTTTGGTTCACTATAAACATTAAAATTATATTCCCTCAATAAGAGATCTGTGCTAGCAACATCATTTGTGTTTTTATAATATATGTCGTGATTACCCAAAATAAAATAACAGTTAAAGTTTTTGCATACATCAAAAAAATCCTTTTTCCAAGTTGTTAAAGTATGAAAGTTTATAAATTTTCTTCTATCAAACAAATCACCTAAATGGACAATTGTATCTATCCCTCTTTCTTTTATTGTGGGAAAGAATTGATTTCTGTAAAAGTTTAAAAAATAATCATTGAATATAGTTGAATCATTTCTAGCACCTGCATGGGTATCAGTCAATAACGCTATTTTCATTTGTTGCCTTCTTTGATTTTTTCTTTTTATATTGTTCAAAGTTTTCTATAAAATCATAGATCTCAGAAAATTTTTCCATAGTGACTTGATCTGTAGCAGTTGTCACACTATCAGATGCTATGTAATCAACATTATCTTCTAAAAATCTATTTTTATCAATTGTTTTATATTTAATATATAATTGTTTTTTTTCTTTTTGAATTTTTCTTAAAAAAGCATAGTAAATAATTTGTGTAAAATATGCAAAAGGATTCTTTGATTTTTCTGGATCAAAATTATTTACATATTGTAAACAGTTTTCAATACCATCAGATATCATATCTTCTCTGAATGCATAATTAATAAAATTAGGTCTATGTGATAATCTTTCTGCTATTAACATAAAACACTCACCAATGTAATCTGGAAGCATTGGTGGTTCTAAGTTACTATCTTTAGTCTTTAAATATTCTTCTCTGTATATTGTAATTTCTTCAAGAAATTTTGCATTGTTTACATAATGTTTTGATGCCATGAATACTCCTTATTACATATTTTTTATATACAATAGTATACCATGACACATCATAATAGTCAAGATTGTTTTTAACTTGACAATTAAAAATATCACGCTATAATGTCTGTGTTATCCTTTGAATTTGATATTACGCATCTTGTATGGAAAGTTTTCTTCATTGTATAGTTTAATTCTTTCCTTTAAGTGAGTCAATGTATAGTTTGTTTTACTTTTCCAAGTTAAGTCATCACTGATGTCATATAGTGTAGCTATTTCTTTTGATTGACTTTTACGCAAGCCCCTACCTATAGATTGTAAGTTCCTTATCCTTGATTTAGAAGGAGAAGCGAACACAATGTTATGAAGTTTCCTAATATTGACGCCAGTACTATATACACCATAACTTGCCACGATAATGGCATTTTCTGATTGTTCTGTAATTCCTCTGAACTGCTCTCTTTGTTCTGTAGCAGTTCCCCCATAGATAAAAAAGACTTTTCTATTATCATCACAACTTTCTTTGATCAATTTGTATAGATCATTTCCATGTTTAACAAGAGAAAATAAGATTAAACTATTTCCTTTTAGCGTCAATGCTAAATTTTTAACAAATATATTTCTATTTTCATTTGATGTTAAAAAATCTAATTCTTCTTTATATGTATATTTTTTTATAGATTCACATATATCATCTGTATATTGAAGAACTAAAGATTCTATTTTAAAAGGTGATAATATTTTTTTATCTATAAGGTCTTTGGTTGTTGTTGACCTATAAACCTTTCCAAATAAACCCTCTAGTACTAATTTATGTGTCTGTGTCCCATCCAATGTTCCTGTGCATCCTATTCTGTAATCAGCATTAATACACTTTGTCATTATATTTGTTAATGATTTAGATTTGAAGCCATGTGCTTCATCTCCAAATACTGCATCAAATTGAGAAAAATAATTTTCTTTCATTTTATATATACTCTGCCAAGTAGATATTATAATGGGTTTTTCTGATACCTTGTCTTGACCCGCATATACCACATGACAATTGTTTTTATTTGACCAACCATTACTTTTAGAATAGTCTCCAAAGTCAGTATACATTTGAGACGTTAATGATGTTGTAGGAACAATCAATAGTATTTTTTGTTTGTCTAATACATCTTGAAGATATCTAATAAGAAGATATAATATAAATGATTTTCCAGAAGCGGTTGGTGAAACTAATAACATTCTTTTAAAAATTACACCAGTTCTCATTGCATCAAATTGATAGTCATGAGGATCAAAGGGAAGATTTAAGTTCACAACATAATCAAATAGATCCTCATCTGATACTTTTGAAAATTCATTTACTTGATTGACATAAGGATAATTTCTATTTTTAGAAAATGATTCAACATATGGAAGCAAACCATAATATAACTTTTGATCATAAGCACTAAACAGTCTTATCTTACCATCCCATAGTTTATTTCTAAACGCTGGCATGAACTGAAACCCTGGAACACTAAATGTAAAGTAATCTGTCAATTCTTGTAAAACTGATGGATTTGATTTTACTCTAATGTACGCTTCATTTATTTTTGATATGAATAATGTATCAATGTTCTGGATTTGTGAACTTGTGCCACTCGATAGCATTTTTAATATTCCATGTTCTTTGAGATATTTCTTTTATTATAGATTCAAGATATTTTATTTTTTGTTCTTGATATTCAATTTTTAGTTTTGTATCTTGGTATTCTTGATCACCATCTATAAAAGCATTTATATCATCTTTTACAAATTTTTTTCCTTTAGCAACAGGAAAGACTTCATTATTATTTTCATCTATACTTATGCCAGTATAGTATGCCCATTTCTTTTTTCTAACAATAGTTAATTGACTCTCTATATATTTGAGAGACAAAACTTCTTGATTTAGAATTTTAAAATATTTTTCATGTAGTTGAGGTATTTTTAATGACTCACCTTTGAGATCGACAGAATCTATCTTACTGTCTTTTTCCCATAAAGACTCAATTGATTCAATTTTCATAATGTATTATTTATTCAATAAGTTTTCAATAGTATAAGACCTATATGCAAAAGTTACGTCAGCTTGAAGATATTGAATGTCTTCAATATTAGTATCAAAATTGACACTAGACAGTTGTACAGGAAATGAATCCTTGAAAGAAAATTTTATTTGTGGTGTTTTACCACCAGTTAAAACAATTAATTCTGCATCAGAAACTATTCCAGAATCAGGCCCAGGGTTTTGAGGATCACTTTTTAATACTTCTTCATATTGATCAAAACTGTCTGGAAAACCTAATCCCCTCATCCATTTATATATCTCTTGATAATTATTCATTTCTTCATCAATAATAAATCTTATCAAAAGATCTTGAAATTCTACTCTATCACCAGGAAAAGGAATATTTGTAAATGGAGTTGCTACTGGAACTGAATTTATACTGATACCAGGTAATGTAACACCTTGGCAAAAATAATTAACATTAGGAAGTTTATTGATAATAAAACTAAACCCTGATGGAGAGAGATAACTTAAATTGTCAGGTTGTGTTTTTAATATTGATGCCATAATATTATTTATGTGCGGGGGATAATTAAATCCCCCCTAAAAGAATATATTATTCTTCTTTACCTTTATAGATTGCCCAAAGTACCCATACTGCTACTAAACCTACAAGTCCTTCATTACCAAATTGTTTAACTAAAGCAACTACTGATCCTACGATATCCAATCCAAGGAATGGCACTGCTGCGCCAAAAATAATTTGAAGCACTACTCCAAGTGCAATTATTGCTAAACCTAATTCTGTAATTTGACGAATCCAGCCTATAACTTTATCTACCATATGATCTCCTTTAAATTGTAGAATTATTTTTATTTAGGTGGGTGAAAAAAGCATAAAAAAAGGAGAGCCCCAAGAAAAGAAGGCTCTCCTTTAAAAAAGATTACATCAAGTTTGCAACCTTAACCATTCGATAATATGTATTATCAGCAACTAATGCGCCTGCTCGACCAGCAACAGCACCACTTGCGGCCGCTGTAGCGAAAGGATTAGCTACCATACCATAACGAGTTTTAAACCCGATACGTGGTTGGAAGTTATCTTCACCAATTGCTCTTACCATTTGTAATGGAACATAAGGACAATAGAAAAGACCCGCATCGTATGGACTTGAACCTTTGTAACCTACAATCATGTAGTTAGTTGCCAAGTTTGCAGCAAAAGGATCAATATAAACACGATAGCGACCGTTAAGAACACCAGCAAAAGTATTACCAGTATCATCAACATTAATTCCAGTTTGAAGTGCTGGTGTATAATCAAGTACTCCAGCCATTTGAAGTGCAGAAGCAACGTCTGAAGAACAGATAATCATATTACCTTTTCCTCTACGTGTCGCTTTTGCGATCGCATTAGCTTCACGTTCAATCTGGAACATCAAGCCTTTGAATTTTTCTACTGACCATCGACCATTAGAATCAACGTCAAGGTCAAAAGTTCCGGCAGCGGCTGTACCATATGCAGCACCAGGTGTTGCGGTAGAACCAATAGATCTTACAACTTCTCTGTTAATTTCAGCCAAGA